CCAGAATCGCTGTATTGCAAGCCTCGATCTTCGCGCCCATATCCGCGCCCGCCTGCTGGTCGGCCATGCAGGTGTTGTCGATGTACGGCGCAGAGATCGGCCCGGTAAACGCTGCGCCGGAGAGAGACGCGCCGCCCAAGTTCGACATTGCGCCTGCTGCCGAGGTTGAGCCTGTGCCACCTTGATGAATCTGCACTACTTGGGCACACATGACACTTGAGCAAACGATAAAGAGACTAATAAAGACCTGACGCATAAATGACATCTCCTGTCGTACCAGATTGAGGTGCAACTGCAAATGTAAGTTGATTCCCTGAAACAGTGAATCCAAGACCTTGAATCAAGGGGAAATTCATCCATGCGATGATCTGCACTGGGGTTGTGTTTGGAATTGCAATGCCCCCATTGGTTAAAGTGAATACGCGATTTATCCCGTTGATTGTTCCGCTAGGCACTCCTGAAAATGGCGTATATCCAGTTCCTCCAGAACCTTCTACCTGCTGATCCTTTAGGATTACCGGATTAGAGCCAAACAACGGATGGACAAACTCAATGGTGTAGAGAATCCCCGCCGTTAAGTATGCTACAGCGTGACCGAACCCATCTGTAACAACAGGGTTCACGCCAACATCTCCCGCCATGTCCGTGTAGACAGTAGCTAAAGGGCTTGGGGGTATCCCTGTGCTGGCTGGCTGTGTGCAGTAGTAGACGAGAGCGCCAGCAAGCGCCCTGCCCTGTGCATCCGTCAAATAGTCGTCACGCCGCGCAATGGTCATTTATCACCCGCCAATTTTTACGATCAGACCCGCACCGGAACCCAAAGTCAATCCAGAGACGATTGCGCGATAGAAGTACCCGCGCTGTAATGTCGCCTGTACTACAGGTCCAGCCGTATACGCTCCAGCCGCTACCGTCACAGCCGTGGTAGTATTCGTGAACTCCGCATCAACGTTTCTGAGTGCAACCTGAAGAGTGACCGTAACGGCAGTTGGAAGCGTGGTAAATAAAGCCACAAACGGGACAGTTTTCTGGCTGTCACATTCGGGAGATTCGAGACATACGGCAATCGACTTCACAGCCGCAAGAGTCTCAGGAATTTCCGCTACCTCCGCAATCGCAACCCCAGCATCAGCCGTGGATGCTACCGTGGTAGCCGATAGGAATGTAATCGTTCCCGCGCCGGTTGCATTGAGCGTGACTCCAGTCAAAGCTACGCGATTCACGTTAAATGCGCCGGAAGAGGTAGCAGTCTGAGCCACAGATACAAGGTTGCCAACGACAGGAATTTCACCGCCGTAGACTTGTACAGTGAGTGTGGCAGTCGTGCCGTTGCCCACGATATTCGTTACGTACATCTGCGTGTTGGACTGCTTGTAGTTGAAGCTGCCGAAAAGGTAGGTTGCTACACCCTTTTGGAGCAGGATCGAACCTTGAGTTGGATTGTTCACGTATGGGGGCATGGTGTTACTCCTTATGTCCGGTCCACACGTTTATTTTACGTGGACGGATTGTATCTGCGAAAGCGTGAGGGGTAGCAGGAATGATGCGTCCTTGGTCTGGCGCAAACAAACTGCGCGGTTCTGCTTTTGGCGTCACATCTGCGAAAGCGTGAGGAATTTCTGGAACCTGCAACCCTGCGGGCGCACCAAATTCTGCACCTGTAGGAATCTTAGCAAAACCAGGATTAGGCGAAGAAAACGTGGGCTTTGGTCCTGCGTTGTAGAACGCATCACGAATATTCACGTCAGTGGGCCGTCCGCTCCATGCTGGTCGTCCTGCTACAAGATCACGGATACCCGAACCTATCTGTGCTGGAGCTTGGAACGGATGTTCAAGACTAATATTCGCTATCTTCCCGAACCCATAAGGCTGCGGCTCTTCCGGCAACGTGGTTTTTCCTTTGATGCGTCCAAGCGTGCTTGCAACTTGCGCGTCCTGGGTTCTGATTGCGCGTGAGTCAATCCCCGTTTCGTCCAGGTGCGGAGTCATTGCATTGGTAAGCGCGTCGTAGCGTTCCTTTGCCGCCGCGAGAGCCGTCTTTCCGTTTTGCAGCATCCTATTTGCTTCGGCTGGATTTCTCCTCAGCGCGTCAAGCTGCGGCGACAGTTCGGCGCGTTCACGCTCAAGCTCTGCAACTGTCGTAGGGCCATCTGGGCCAGACACGCGCTTATTGGCCACAAGGTCATGGGCTTGATTGAGCGGTTGGTTAATCTCTGATCGCGCTCCTGTCAACTTTCCCTCTAAATCTGCACGGCTGGTTGCGCCCTTACCGAAGGGCCGCGCCCCTTGCGCTTCGTCCAAAGCGGGAGCATCTACTTCTGCATCACCGACAGAGGCAAGCGCATTTGCGCCGCTGCGGGTAGACTTCGTAATTCCAAGTCCACGCGCCAAAGCCACATCAGGATCGCCGATTGCCGCTGTTCTTAATGCGCTCCCGGCTTGCATAACTTTAGGGATCGCCACTCTTGTAGCCGCTCCACCCATTTCTCCACTTGCCCATAATCCTGTTCCTGTTCCAAGAAGGTCTGTCGTGCCGCGAATAGGACCATGCTCCTGATAATCCTCTACCGCTTTTGTGATAAGCGGAGTGGCCATTTCGCGGGCCATACCTTCAGGGGTCCCGCCGCTATTAGCAACCATCTTCAGAAGTCCGCCAGCAGATTTAAGCGGATGGGCAATCGTAGATACGACTGGCGCGGCGACATGCTGAGCAAAATCATCGACTCCACTTCGTACTGGATTCTGCCATTCCTCGCGGCGCGGGTCTGGAGTTACGAGATTATCGAGAGCGCGTTGAATGAAGTTTCGAGAATCTCCTTTGGCCGGTTCTCCTGTTGGCGTGCGTCCGCTAGGGTCGGTAGACGGAGCAGGAGGAGCGCCGCCAACTTTCGCAGCCTTCGCCTTGAATTCTTCCGCAGACACGCCCTGCGGCCACTCCATATAGGAGCCGTTTGGGAGAGCCACATAGCGGGACTGCGCTTGGGGAACGGGTTGTGCGTTTGTCGCCATTACTTCACGTCCTCCCATTTAATGACCTTCGCTCCCGGAGGCGGTGCTCCGCCTTGCTCTGGCTGGTTGCCGCCCTCCGGCGCATATTTTTGTAGTGTTTGCTGTGCTTGCGGCATAAGAAAGCGGCCTTGGAAATCTGGCATTGCAGCCGATTTGTTCTGGTTCCATTGATTCTCAAGGGAACTAATCTTGGAACGAAAGAGTTTTGCAGTAACCCCGACATTGCTCTTTAATTGTTTTGGCCCCAATGAATATTCAAAGTCTTTCTCGTTTGTTCCACGGTCGCCCTCAGTACCACCAGCCCCAACATAGGCTTTAGTAATCTCAGGACCAAGACGATGAACGATGGTGTTATATGTCGTGGGAGCATCGTTGCCAGTCTCCACGCCTAACCGATTGGCGATATTGTTCAATGCTTTGATGTCCCCATTATTTAGCGCGTCGATAGCATCACCGAGCACCCCAACGTGTCCCAATGCGGTGTTGATGGCGTTGATTTGCACCGCGCCTGAACCAGTGGCGAAGTTTTTGCGGAGTTGCGCCCGCTGTTCGCTGAATTGTGGGTCTTGCTCAAACACTGACCCCATGACATCCTGCCAATAAGGAGTCTTGAGAGCGAAACTAGAAGGCGGAGTCATCCTTCCTTCAAGTATTGCGGTTGCCGTCGCTTGCTGCCGGTCATTGAGTTTTGCATTATTCCCCATATTTACATTCGTCACATTTGGCTTTTCGTAAGGCTGAGGATTGGCAATCTCGTTTCCCGCTGCATCGGTATACTTCCCTGTATCGGGGTGATAGTTCGCAGCGATAGGCTTTCCACCCGGACCCTGTAGGGTAATATGCTCTTGACTCTTCGCGGTTGGCGGCTTGGGCATCAACGGCTTCCCTTGGAACGTCAAAGGCATCAATTCATTAGTTTTTGGATTGTGCGCAAAGATTCCCTGATCGGTTTCAAGATGCTCCAACGCTGGATTTTCAAGATTGTTTTGTTGCGCCCCTTGCAACCCTTCACGGCTCTCCGCCTCAGCAGGCATCTCCGCAGTTTCTTCCTGCGTATGCGCGGTAGTAGCGTTTTTCTGCTGGTTCGTCGCTTCGTCTCCAATTTCCTGATTTACCCGATGCGTCAGACCCTCTTCCTGCACCTCGCGGTTCAACTGCGTTCCGGGAATCATGGCCATTTGCCCCGGAGCGAATATGTCTCCAGCGATATTCCCAGCGACCGAAAGAGCATGAAGGACATGGCCCATCTTGCCGGGATGATTCGGCGCTAGGCCGTTCGGGAACTCTGCGCTTGGCCCAGCACCTGCAAACCCCCAAGGCCGCGCTTTTGCCTCTCGAACCCTCTCCAGCCGAGCCATGTCGCTGTTAATCATCTGCTGGCCTTCATCCGGCCCTTGTACGCGGGGATATTGCTGGACAATGTGTATCCCCTGATCCGGCTGCATCGCATACGGTATAGGGGCATTATCCGGCGGAGCGGGAGCCACATTCAGCCCGTTAGCGTTAGGGTCAAGTTGTTTTGCCAGCAGAGCCATTGCTTTTAATGGCCTCCCTTAACTGCTGCATACGCCTTAGCCCCATTTGCAGCGATCTCTGACCACATTTTAGCGTTCTGCAACCATCCGGTATTGTTCGCATTTGATTCGGCGTTTATGTCACTTGCCTGCTGCCCAGATGCTTCAAGCATCCCGCTAGTGTCCGTGCCGTACATCCCCTGCAAGCCCTTGGCGGCATCCTGCTGCTGCGTAACCTTGAGGTTGGCGTTCTGCCCTGCCAACCCTTCAGAAGTCGCAGCAGCGCCCTTCATACGCTCTCTGGCGGCATCGTCAAGCGCGGATTGGAACCCGCCAGCGTTGCGAGAGGTAGCAGCTTGCTTGTCGGCTATCCCGGTAATCCCAGATGCAGCCCCGCCAGCCCCGCCGAGTCCAGCGGCAAGCATGGCCGATGTGTCCTGTTGAGAATAGCCTTGGGGATGTTCAAGTTCCGAGGTCAGGAACGGAGTCAGATTGGACGAAATTCCCTGAGCTTGCGCCCCCAACTGATCGCTAGTTTGACCCGCCTGCGTTTCGGCTTGTTTTGCCCTATTGACCGCATCACGCATGAGTTTTTATCTCCCAACTCTTCCAGCCTGGGCGACCCTCTTCCCATCCCAACTGGACTAACCGCTTGTCAAAGCCTATAGGGGGCACCATGGCGTGAATATCATCCAACCCCTGCTTGTAGGCTTCTTTTAGAACCGAAGACTGGAGGTCTTGAATCTCCGTCAACTTTTCCTGCGGCTCTTGCTCCGGTTTTATGAGGAGCATTGTCTCAGCGCAGATGCGTAAAACTCCTGCTGCCACTATCTTACCACTTTCGTCAACCAGTACCTTTTTAATAAAAAAGAGCGGTCCATCAATGTCAGGGAATTGGTAATCAATGCCCTGCGCCTCATGGATGGCCTCCAGAGCCGCTTTGTCGCCGGGTTGGTAATCTCTTATCATTCTGCTATTATTTCTTTGGGGCGGCGTGTCGGGGGAAGAGTTCGCAATTCGGCCTGATAAACCGGACAGGAAATTCCCTGGTGCCTTATATCAGCACCCATGTCGCCTCCTCTCGTGGATTTAGCGCCATTACAAGGTTCATCTTGTCTATTCATCTGCGCATCCGCCTCGCGATGAATGGGAAGGTTAAATTCAAATGTTTCTTCTGATTTTCTGATCACTTTTGCAAACTGCCCTGTCACGGTATCCATATCTTCTCCTTTCCATCACAATTATCCTCAAACCTGCCGCTTCGGCGCGACTGCTGGCCGCTGCAAAACCTTTCCCCACCCGCTTCCGCCCTGTGACCCATTCGCCGCCGCCGTGCCGCTGCCAGTTGAGGCCGTAAGGTCAGCCTGCGTCGTGCCGGTCATGGTAATAGGGTTTCCCGCGTAGACGTGCGGTGTTGAAGGTGGGGAACCCGGCTGTTGTGCATAACTCCGCAGATAATAGCTGTGCGCCGTCCCGCCGCTGTCCTTCGTGGGCAGGAAAATCGGATTGACCGGAGAACGACTTGCTCCATGATGCTCCACGCGGGGATTCGTGAACGCCGGATTAGTAGCAACCTCCGTGAAATACTCGATCCCCTTATTTACCGGAGCATTATGTTGAATCGTCACCTGGATGTGCTCTGGGCTGACAGGGTTGACGGTGATGCCCTCTGGAGGGTCTGGCGCGGGTACAAAGCCGGTTGCCGATGCTCCGGTATTGGTTGCAAGGGTTTCGATGGCCTTGACCACGTGGGAGCGTAGAAACTGGCCTAGCTTCGGATTGTCGTTCTCGATCTGCGTCAAAAGATCATCGCCGCCGATACTCATTTTGGCCCCCATGGCGCGTTCCATGAATCTTTAGTCATTGTCAACGCTAACGCACTGAGCCGGAATCCCGCGCCTCTAAACTCAACGTAGGCACGGTTGGCAAAGAAGTTTACGGTAGCCTTGCGATTCCAGTTGCTCCCCGCTATCGGGTCGAATCCACCCGGAACTGTCCAAGGGTTGTATCCGACCGTTGAATCCCCCGGCCCGATAAGTTGATTCGGAAGGAACCTCACGTCCAAATGTTTTTCCACGTCGCCTGTGAAATTCATGTAGCCGATACGGACATTCCCCATGCCGAGCGCGGGAAACTTCTGCACTGTCGAGGCATCAGGGAATCCGTAGGTTGTGTACAGAGAATCTATCGGCGTTCCATCATCATCGGAAGCATTAGGGTCCAGCGCGTAGATTTTGGAGTTCCCCACCCCGTTGCAGATATAGAACTTTTGCCCCTCCGCCGTCTGGACAAAGGACGCATAAGGCGAAGGAATCTGCCAGATAGACCACTTACGCCTCATATCGAGCGCGTTCAAAGTGCCAAACATCGTAACGTGCATCCCCGGCATGGCCTTTATATCTGAGGCAGTGTCGAGTCCTTGATAGTTGCACATCAGAATGACATTAGGGGTTGTCGGATTCGCGTTAACTGGGGCATCAGGCAACCAGAAGTTAGGCGTAGGCATCGGAACGCCGAAAAAGAGTCTGCGCCCGACCACATCATTCCGTACCCAAATGCACTTTTTCTGCTGCCAGTTAATTGCCTTCCAAACCTGGTAGATTTCCTGCATAATCTTTCCGGGCTGGCCGCCCTCATAGAGGTAAGCTCCGTTTTCGCAAGCCTCAACAAGCCACTGCTCACCGAAGTCATAGGCGTTGATTCCGCAAGCTCCCGCCTTCTGTGCCACTTCCGGCTCTTCCCATTGCGACGGTTCCAGATTCGGCGAACTGCGCCATGAGTACATTGAAGAGTCTTTCAGCGCGTAGAACGTGTCATACATTACAACTGCGCCGTTCACCGGCTCTTGATTCTCGGATTGGTACATCCCTTTGCCGGTCACTCCGTCCACTTGCTCTACATCATTCGCATAGGAACCGTAAACTGTTGTCGCAAGAATCGGTATCGCGGTTGGGAACACGTCAAAGCGGTCAACCTCTACGTCTGCCCCGGCTCCAAGCCCAGTAGCCGAAAGATTTAGCATCAGCGCCTCCGGGACGGTTGGCAGTTGGGTAATCAGCAGCGTTCCAGAGTACGTCGCTAGGCTACTTGTCATGCTGGCGAACGGAAGAGAATACGACCCCAAAACAGCCCCGTTGGACGTGAGGGAAATAACCAGCGTTCCATTTACGTTGCTGGAGGGACACCGGGCGCTCACTCGCACGGAATAGGCGGTATTTGCGTTGATGATAGGCTGCTGGTAAGCATCCTGATAGGCTGTCTGCGAAATTAACCCGGCAACCGCCAGCGTTCCAACGCTCGTATTGTTGATGTAGTACGAGTTTCCAAAAGTAGGCGAAACTATCAGACTCCCATAGGCATCCGGCGTACTCCATCCAAGCGGTACAAGTGTGCTTGCCGGTAGGTATCCCCCATCAAAGCTAAGATTAGTGAAGTTCTGAATCTTATTCCGGCACAATCCATAGAAGTTGCGCGAATCATACTGCTTAATCCACCCAGGGTCGCCAATCTCAATTTGGTTGAACAAGTTGAACCCCTGTACATCTACGGCTAGCGCATTCAAAAGTACATAATCCGTAAAGAAGAATGTTGCGCTGGTACTCGTGTTGTCATTGATGATCAGCGCATCGGCGGTATATTTCACGTTCTGTACCCAGTAATCTACTGGATTTGGAATGGTAAAGAAGTTCCCCCCCGGTACGCCATTCTGTCCAGGCTCTGTGAAGATGATCCCACGAGCTATCACGTTGGGCGGCCCTATCGGGATAAGACTTGCTACAATCGCGGTCGTGTTCGATGGGCAGGTAAATGTAACCGGCGGGCCTGGAGCGGTCCAGTAGCCATTGCGCGTGATGAAGATTACAGACCCCTTCCGCGTTCCAACGCCGATAAATTGCCCCGATGCGCCGCCAAAGGTAAGCGTTCCGCCGGTTCCTGTTCCGTAAATCGGACTTGTCGCTGTAGTAAGAACGGGAAGGCCGGGATCGAATGCGAAGATTGTACCTGCTGTGGTAGCCTGTCCGCCTTCTGCAACTGTTGGGAAATCCGGGATAGATACCAGCACGGTAAAGCTGCCCGAACTGCCTCCAGTCGCCGTGGCTATGCTTGCGTTCACCAGATTTAATTTCCCGTTGGCGTTCGAGGTTCCAGTGATCGTCACCAGATGACCAGCAGCGGGAGCAACGCCGCTCGATAGGGCATACGTGTAGGTTGCTATACCTGACACGACTGACGTTTCCGTAATCACCATTGCGCCAGAATCTAAGGTCTGCGAAATCGGCCAAACATTGTTATAACCAGTTGCCGTGTTGCCGGAGATTGTCACATTATTAGGAATGACTAGACCGGGCACCGCAACCGATGTAGTCATGGTCGCAAGTGTGCGCTGATAAGTAATCACATATCCCGTATGCCCAGAACCCTCGTAGTAGGTATAAGCAGAGGATGGAACCTGATACGTGAAATAGTAGAACAGGCGAGGTTGACCAGGAGGCGACTGTTCTCCAACGGATGTAACTTGTACGCAATATGGACCGAGTGAAGATGGGAATCCCGATAGCGTGATCCACAAATATACCGCGTTCCCAGAATTGAAGGCCGCAATTAGATCGTTGTCTATTCCATTACTAGGATTGGTTGAGTCGCCATAGTACATTGTGACTACATTCCCGGCTGTGGTATTCCCCGGACCCTGCGACTGAAGAAAGTAGACGCCATATCTAGACTGCTGCGCTGGCTGAGATATTGTCGATATTGCATATGTATCAGCCGAAGCCAATTTAGCTGAAAATGTTGGCGCAAAACCGGGGCCAACTTGCGTTATGCGGTCAATCCAGTCAGGCGTATACTGGCGTGGCATATCAGAGCCAGTCGTAAGGTCATTGAACGCTAGATACTCAACATCTGGACCATTCACTCCAACCGAAAACGAATTAGGAGAAATACCCTCCATCGCTAGCACCTGTACTCCGGGGTTATTTGCCACATCCTCTACATAGAAATTCCCGGCAGCATCGAGGGAAAGATTCTTTACCACTCCATTTTGCGTCGTAAAAGTGGTGATGAAATCGAAGTTTTCGTTTGCCTCATTTGCGCCTACAATTATAGTCACGTAATCAAGATATGCTTGCGCCAACGAGAAATCTGACGATACACTAATTGCCAGTCCAAATGTGGGGTTGTTAACCTGCGAATATGCCAGCGTTGCATCCCATCCATCCGTTAAAGAACCGAGAGTAACAACCGCATCGCTGTACGGCAAGATCGCTGTGCGAGGTGTCCCTATAGCTATTCCATTTAACAAAAGGCTAACACTGACTTGAACATATGAATCACTCCATCCCTTCAATGCTACCTGAAATGAGTGAGGATTAGTTGTCGTGGACAGATTATAAGTAAATCCTGTTGCATACAACTGCCCCGACTCTGGACTAGCTGCAACAGAAGCGAAATTCCCATCATCGAGCAATATATTGTAAGGATTAGACCACGAATCAGATGTGGCAATAGTTGGAGCGTTCGGCCCAATAGGTTCAATCCCAATAGGCTGGTATTGGCTTGTTAGACCGTCCCGTGTTGCGGTCTGGCCTACGATGTAATCATTGTCATAGCAGCGCGGAGACGCGCCTTCCGGCAAACTGTCGGGGCTTGCCAACGTGACAAGCCCTCCCAGCGTGATTAGAGGTACGGTTGACCCTGCGGAGCTTCCGTGCATCTTATCTCCCTAGAACTGCACCATTTTTGGGAACTTCGCAGTGAACTTAATCAGATCGCCGAGAACTCCAGCAGGATAAGCAGCCGCAGCAAGGGCAGCCAGCCCAGCCGCCGTAACTGCCGTGCCTGTGAAGGCCGCATTGGTGATTGAGGTTGCAGCGCCGGTAGTGCTGAGATGGTTGGCGACCGTATCGGCGTAAACAGGTCCGGTCGTGCCAACATTGGTATCAACCGGAATGGCGATTGTTCCAGCAGGAGTGAAGCCAGCAACAGTTTGCGCATACAGTACCCCAGTCTGACTGGAATATGTGTACTCGTAACCACTGCCCGACCCAGACCAGAATAGAACCGAGAACGGCTGCGGAGGATTAACCCCAATCGCTGTGCAGGCACCTGTAGTGCCAGAAAGCGCCGAGGGCATCTGGACAGTAAACGCGGAAGTGGTAGAACGGATAACTGGCAATGGGCCAGCGGCCACAAGCAGCGGACCAAGTGTGCCGGTTGTAAAGGTTCCGAATGTCACTGATGCGCCGGGGAGAAGGTTATTAGCCGCCGTGATAGTCGCAATCGACCCTGAAGCTGATACGGCGGTCACAGTTACCGTCTGCGGCTGTGTCGGACCTACAAGCAAGGGATTGACAGTCTTATCGACAATCGCCATTCCAACTTCTCCGCTGCCTGTGGTGTTGGAAGCATTAAGGAATGTGAACTGCGATGAACTTGCTGTTGCAATGGTCACGCTCACACCATTCAGAAGCAGCCCCATTGCAGTCGTGCAGTTCTTAAAGCGAATCTTCTCCCCGATGCTGAAATTGTTCGCGGCAGTTGCTGTAACTGTCGTACCGTCGCCGGATAGGGTAGTGACAAGAGCGGTCCCGTTTCCGTGAACGCCGTTACCGAGATAGTTGATTTCGTTGTAGCCGACACCGGAAATGAGGTCATTCCAGTTGATCGGTTCTCCAGTGGTTACGGCACTTCCTGCAAGTTGAATGGAACCATTCAATTCCTGATAAATCTGATGGTCGCAAACTCCAAGAGGATAAGGGTTGATGAGCAGTTGGTTCGACATGGTTTTATGCGCCTCCTCAGCGCATTGTTGCGGTTGCGGACGCTCCTCGCGCCGTTAGAGTTGCGACCATATACCGAATCCGGCAGTGGCCTCTTCCCCGTATTCAATGCGCTGATATTCGGTGTTCTGCATCTGGCGCACTACTTCCAGTTTCAACTTGTCCATGAACTTCGTATCCTCCTGCGATGCCATCCCATATTGTTCGGGAGCGAAACGACGCGCATATTGAACCAGCATTTTCGCCACAACCGCGTTTTTACATCCCAGGATCGGAACGTAGGCCGTGTTGAAGTCAACATTTGTAGGGTCCAGAACTTCGGGAAATGTGATGCGGCAGCGCAGACGCAAATCAACAGGGAGCATCGCTCCTGGCATCCAAAGCGCGTTTTGGCGCATCTCCCATTGCCCCATGCAATAACCTTGAGCACAAGGTGCAAGCCCAAACGGAGCGGGAGTCATTGGTATAAAGGAACCGACTGGGGATGTAGAACTATTCCTCTCCCAAACTCGTTCAACGGTCTGACAGCTAATCGGCAAAGCCCACTGATTGCTCCACATAAAACCGTTGAAATATCCAGCGTAGGAAAGACACACCTGCACGGAGGAATCTATCTGCGCCAGCGGGGGGATTCCGAGAAGGATGTAGTTGTCGAGAATCAGCGCCGGGTCTCCCACGTTCCGAAGATCAGAGTAAACATCGCTGATTGCGCTTGCCATGAAGGTGAGCAAGTCGGGATTTAGGTTCACCATCACCAGACCCTCGCCGGGGGTATTCGTTGCCCCGGCGAAGGAATCGTTGATAGACGCACGAAAGAGATTAGCGATGGATTGTAGCGACGGATACCGGATATTTCCACCAATTACCGCTTCGGCCATCACAAACCCCCTTCAGTCTTACTTGGGCGGTGCCGCGCTGCAAACCCGATGGAGACATGGCACCGAATCAAACATCACAGCCCTCCGCCCAAGCTGTTAGGCCGCTACTGAGTCCTTACGTGGACGCCCAGGCCCACGTCTCTGCGGCTCATCCTCATCCTGCTCAACCCTGACGCCTGCCTTTGCCGCGCGCTCAGGGTCGATAATGCAAAGCACACCGGCGCTGGACTTGTGGAACGCGATACCGGCCTTGATCGTGTCGCCGCAATTCGGGCAGGTTGCCTTGATTTCAGCCTTGGTATGCCAATCGGCGGTGATGCCCAACGCTTCCATAGCCGTGTTTACGTCTGGATTGTTCCGCAGCCACATCCTGAAACCTTGCGGGTTTGATGCCTGCTCCTGAAACGCCTCATCGACCAGTTTTTGATAGCTGTCATTCCGTACTGCTTCCGCCTTTTCCAACTCCGCATCGGTCGGAGTCTCGTTCAGCGAAGGGAACAGGCCGTAGCGAATCAGGTCAACATTCTGGCCGGTAGCATAGAGCGCCGCTTGCTGGCTGTTGAGGTGGATATACGGGTCCAGACTCGGATTGTTGGGATTGAGAATGTCAATCGCAACCCGCCATCCGGCCTCGTCTCGCGGCTCAACATCCACGCGCAAGCCGCCACGATCTGGATCAACGGAAAGTTGCTGCGGAGGGTCAGCAATAGACCCGCAACAGACGTACCGTTCGCCCTTGTGACAGCCGCGCAATACGCCCTGTGCCCAATAGACGTGTTTCTTGGGAAAGTCGCGCCGCGCTGTCGAGAAGATGTAGATGTGCCGGTGAATCGGGAACATACGGGGAAGCTTCGTCTCGAAAAGGTCCGGGTTCTGCGTTCGCATCTGCGATACGGAAAGTGGATCGGTAAAGCCGTGAATTTGCTTGATCTCTGCCATGTCAGACTCCAATCTGGTGAATACCGCGTTGTGTCGAAGCAGCGATTGCCATTGCCTGCCCCATTGTTCGCTCCATCAACTCAAGCCGCTTCTGCACCATCGGTGATCCACGGCTAATCCGGCAGGCCGTCATTGAATCGTCCAAGATGCGGTCTGCCTCTTTCTCCTCTTTGGCCTGCTCCTCGTAAATCACTGCAAGCCGTTGCTCGTTCGTGAGCTTGTTCCAACCAATGATGAGCGGCACCATCACATCCAAAATGAAATGCGTCGGCTCCATGCGCCATGTGTGGCAATTACCATCAATCAGTTCACGGTGAACCAGCTTTTTTATGAGCCGATAGCGCCCATGATAGGGATACTGTCCAAGCGTCACGAGGCCGGTGTTCTCGTCGGTGTGGTCCTTGTACCAGCGATAGGACGAACCGTGCATGAAGGCAGGTTCCCACATCATCAGGCACCATGCCGCATCGCCTCCAAGCGCCGGTACATCACGGTATCCCTCGTAACCGTCCTTAGTGAAGTAGCCGCCGTCACGCATGGTTTCCGATTCGCCCCAGACGAGCTTAAAACGCGGATCGCCGTGCGGGTTATGACCGCCAACGCGAGAGAGCCGGTCCTGAAACCACGTGGGGCAATGCCTACGCATTTGCTACCTTGCCTATCACGTCCTCATACCGGATCAGGTAATACTTCACCGCGTCCGGCCTGAATTCGTCATCGGGGTTAAGCACAATGTAGTCGCGTCCAAACTCATTGGTCCTCACTACATCACCAGGGCGATAGGGATTGTCCACCCATACGCCCGACATTGGAAACCGTTCACCGCACGAAAGCACCTTGCCGGTCATCGGTTTACGCACTGCTTTGGCAGAGCGAATAATCTGTGCTCCGTCCGCCGTCACAATTCCGGTATCGGTCGCGTTCTCTACCGGAATCTCCTCGATCAACAGCACATCGAGGAATGTCTCAATCGGAACTGTCTCGTTCAGCTTCATGTCTCTGTCTCCGGGGGTGATGCGCTCACCCCCTAAGCGGTTACGGCTTATCATCAGCCGATGGGTTAAAGCTGCACTACCGGCAATCCTTGCAGATAGAAGTTACGTTTCGGGTCATTACAAACGAGCTGAAATCCCCTCTCGTATGCAAACATAGTGCTGTCATAATACGTCTGACTAGCAGAACCGGCGATGGCCGGGACAGCAGCAACAGTGTTTCCGGGGGTCCATTCGTGCAGCCGCGTCGGGAACAGTTCGCCGAAGTACCATGTGTCGGGGATGATGTAATCCATGCGGGTAGCTTCTGCGGTCGATGCCCAGACCACATCATCACCCAGCACGGTTTTCTGCATCATCTTGCGGGCCAAATCGGGAACATTCTCGCGGTTGCCCTCATCCAGACGGGTGTAGCCGGGGCCGTAGAACTGGTTGGAGAGTGCCACGCCCTGCGCGGGATTCGCCAGCCAGAAGCCCTTCTCGTTCGCGTCGTAGTCGTCGCCCATTGCACGCATACGAATGGCTTCTACGCGCTGTGCGGTCTGCGGAACGATGGTTCCAGTCCCGCCAAAGTTGATGGTGGGGGTCGAAAGCCGTCCGGGCCAATCAGCCTTGCTCACGCCGCCGATGGTGCCCACATTGCCATTCTGGAGCCAATAATCCTTGCCGAGAATGGACGATGCAGCCGCGCCGGTTCCGCCCTGCACAACCAGAATGTCGCCTACTGCCGGTCCGCCAGCCGTTGAAGGCAATGCAGAGGTGCAGTAGAGGATATTGGCCACATGGTCAATGAAGGAGATGGTGAAGGAGCCATGACTGGTGCCACCAACCGCCGACAGCGCAGTAACGGTCTGCTGATCTTGAAAAGCAGTCGCGTTGTCGATGCCGGTGATGCTGGAATAGGTTGCGCTGCCAGAGATTCCGCCGCCGGTCGTGCTGTTGATGGTTCCGAGAGGTCCGATAACTCCAATGGTGCCGGAGCCGTCGCGGTGTAGAAGTGCTTCCACGCCGTTGTCAAACACCTTGAGCGAGTTCTGAAGCTCTTCGCGCTTGATCTTGACCAGGCCACGGTCCTTGCCGTCGGTTGCCTGCTGGGTGAGGTTGGAGATTTCGCAGGTGTTGACCAGACGAACAGGGGCAGCGGTGAAGCCACCATAGTTCGAGCCGGTGCCGCGATTCCAGATAAAGATTGCGCTGGAGGTGTCGGCGGTTGCCTGTTGGATTGCAGCGCCGCCCTGCCCACGGAACGGAACACGCATCGGCTGACGGCTCTGGCCGCCGCCAGTCGTGTAGTTGGAAATGTCCATTTTGTGTGCGGATTTTTCGAGGCGGGTGAGAAAACGGTCAAAATGCGCTTGATAATCAGGAATTTCCTGTACCCACGCATCCAGTTCAATGGCCTCTGCGGCCAGTTCTACCATCGGTACGCCCATGATAATGCTCCTGAATAAAGCTCGGCTGCGCTTTCGCGCCCCGGCGTTGATGTCCCATCAACTGCTTCATTCAGGGCTTACTCTTTAGAAACCCGGCTGAGAACGGGCCTGAACTTAATGGCCGTCTTTCCGGCCTGCCATGCTAATTTGCTGAGGCAAGTCAGCTTCTCAAGGGCGCAACTCCTATCGAACGTCAATCTCTACCAAAAAGCATAGCACAAGTGCTATTGCGCCGGTAGGCTAAGAGTTGATATGCGTCAAAACATCCCGCAATTCAGAGTTTGCCTGGGTTAATTGGTGGCGCAGACTGAGAAGCAATTCAGTAAGCGATGATGGAGCGACCGCATTCTTGCCGACCTCAGTAGGAACCAAAATACCTAAAGCTCCACGAATGTTGTATGCGGCTTCGCAGATTTCTGCAACGGCTTTTTGGAGTTCCCCAACCCTCGATGCGATTCCCGACGAAGGTTGTTCTGCTTGACAGAGTTGGGACGAATATCCTTGCGCTACTCCTGCAAGGATCGAAGATGGAACGGATTGGGTAGTTGGGTACATGATGATTCTCCTAAGTTGGATTGATGAAGCCAGTATTATGTACCCGGTCGAACCTGAATCACCTTGCCGCTGTAGAGCCGGTACTGCTTGCCGCCCGGTCGCGTGCTGGCCATCCAGTCCACCGGAGTGCCTTGGAAATCAATCTCGTTGCGCGGAGGCATCACGGTACGGACCTCCACGTTCGGCGATACCGGGCCGGGTTTTGTGCCGTTGCCGTTATTTCCTGCCTGCACTATCGGCTTGGGCTTCCCGGCCAAGAATGGCGAATACCGCGCCTTAATCAGCGCCTCCATCACCGGCTTGGAGTGCTTGTTGATCGCATTTCTGACGAAATTCGCCACTGCTACCGGGTCGGGATTCTTCTGTGCCCGGTAAATCTTCATCTGGCGCAGATATTCAGCATCGGAGTTCCCGGCCTTGGTCAATCCCGCCTTGAATGCCTGCTGCAAATCTTCCTTGGCTCCCTGGTCCAGCTTGAGCCGCTTCTGGTAGGGGTCAAACAGCGTGTCGAATGTCTTATTTTCATGCGCCACTATTCCGGGCTTGATTTTCGTATCCCAATGAATTGTTTGGCGTTCCTGCTCAAGTTGCGCGCGCTCCTCGGCGATACTGTTCTTCCCACCGTCCGCCGTCGCGCCCGCAGGCTTGATTTCCCCAGCTTTCGCCTGCAACCCATTCAACCATTGGCCCATCTTGCCGAGTTGCGTCATGGCGAACTTCATTTTAGTCGCATCGTCAAAACGCGGGTCATCCTTGGAGTTGAGCACGTCCACGAGAGCGTTAAATTCCTTGACCAGATCGCTCCCGGCCAGCGTGGAGACGAAATGCGGCAGCACTGCCGCCTCAAATGCCGCAGGATCGTTCTTGGCAATGCGCTCAAGGTACGCCGGCGCGAGTTTCGCCAGCCCTGCGTTGAAATCCTCACCCAGCGCGTCAAATGCCTTGGGATCGCCAGAAATCAGTAGGTTATCGACTTCCTCTACACCGGCTAATTCTTCCTGAATCGCGGTTAGCGCCTCTGGACCCTTGAAGTCACCGCGCACCAGCCCGTCCAGCATGGCGTAGCGTTCGCGCACACCATCTATTCCTTTTGGCTCAAGCTGAGTCAAGGCAAATAGCCGCGCATGATTGTCACGGGCCTGTCTGAGAAACTTTGCTTGCTCCGGGTGCTGCGCTTCGAGCGCCTTCATCGCCGCCCGGTAGTCGCGGGAGAATTGCGTCGTGTAGGGGTCTTTGGAATCGGCGGCTTTTCCGTCCTCTTGTTGATTCTGCGCGCCGCCGTCTTGCTGTGTAGTTTCTTCGACTTGCGTCTCTTCGGCGCCATCCTGCGCGCCGGCACTGTCAACCTCAACCGCGTCCATTACTGCGCCGTCAACGTCCATGTCTCCTCACTTCCGCGCTCTCGCGCCTTATGGCAATCTACCAGATGGATTCACCATGCTGATTTTTTGTTTGATCGGTACACCTTCGCTACTTACACCTTCTTTTTCAGTCGTTACCTCTCGCGGTACGAGTTCATGCGTATCGCTGGCCTCTTCTGGGCTGACTTGTAAACCGGCAGCCTGGAATATCTTCGACTGAATCTCCGGCCCGTACTTGCTCGGATCAACCGTCATACTGCCCTTGAAGTCCATCTCCTTAGGCGGAGTAAGTTTCTCGCTCATCTGGCAATGCTCCTGCCAATGCAGCATGAGATTCTGATAGACCGCTTGCTGCTCTGGATTGCCGTTCTTGAGCTTGCGGCCCTCTGGGGAAGTAATCATGCCTAGCACAATAACAGCATGAATCTGGTGGTTCTCGCTGCCATCCTGCGCTACAGGTACGCTCGACACCTTCGGTGGCATCTGCTGTGCTGCCTGTAGCAACTGCTGCATGGCTTGCTGGCCTTCAGGTGTCTGCGCCTCTGGATCAGTCTGGCCTTTTTGAATATGCTCCTGAATCGCGGCCAACTGAGGATTATCAAGCGGCCCAGAATGGAGCAAAAGCTCAAATTCTCCCTGTTGTTGCTCAACCGCATCAAGGCCGGGAATTTCCAAACCAGAGAGCGATGGGAAGTTGGCGAACACGGTCAAATTGCGCGGGTCAGTTGCAATCGCCTGATAAATCGCTACGTTCTGCCCGTTTTCGAGCAGCGTAGCCATCTGCGCCTCTTGCTCGGCTATCGTCTGCGGAATGTCCATCGACTCCGGATAGCACAGCACATTTCCCTGTAGCTTCCCAATCTCAATTTCTAATTTTCCCTGCCCGGGAATGTTTGACCGAATCGAAGTCACGCGATTCTTGGCTGCGCATTGAACCGCCTGTTCAGCCGATTTCGCCAATCCTAGGCAAATCTGAGACCACGGGGCAGAATATATGCCCCTCGCTGCGTCTTTCTTGAGTTTGGCTGTCTGGTAAACGCCTTGGTCATTCTCTCCGGTCTGTGCGCCGAACATGGCAGGTTCGCCACCGTCCATGACCTCTGGCGCTCCCTGAATGAGCCACTGGACGAACTCCATCAGCGAAGTATTAGGGGCAGGAACAGCCTCAAGCCCGGTATAGTTCTGAATGGCCTCGCCAGCCTTGCGAAGTACAGGTGTGCTCTTCGCCGGGTCGTTGATCTGTCCGTTTAGCGCCTCAGAGTTGATCGCCTCTGCATCGTGGAAGCGCCGCGCAATTGCAGACCGGAACATTCGGTCAACCAGAGAGATTTCGGCGTTTAAAATCTTTTGCATCGGCAGGTAATTCGTGCCTATGGCCCGTCGATTCTGTCCTGGACCCTTTTTGGCGTGGATGACCTTCAAATGCTTATTTAGGGATTCATTGCGGCAAAAAGCAAACTCTCCGCCAGCATGGACGACCAGCAAACCATCGGGGAAGTTGTCCCTGAAAACCTTGCGTACATCGTCCTTTTTTATCGAATGGTATTGGCTCGGCCTGTACCATGTAAAAGTCTCTGTCGCGTCCTGCTGCCAACTTTCTCCGGAGCTAGATGAGGTCTGCACCGTAAGCCGTACCAGAATCCTCATCTGGCGGTCAATCTGATCCTTTCCGGTAGTGCCTCCGCCTTTGATCTTGTCAGCAATCCACGGATACCGCTCTTTCAGCGTATTGGAGTTCTGCTCGGACATAAGCCGAATCCAGGGCATCTCACGCTGATTATTTGCAGCAATGGGCACCTTGGCTTCCAGCTTCCCATGCGTTGTCGTAATCTCACGCACTGCCGGAACATCAGAGCTTACCGGCTCCGGCTGGCTTTCCGTCTCAGGAACCATACCCTCTTGCTTAGGCGCTCCTGCGGTAACTTGGGGCGCGTCCGGGGTCTCAGTATCCCATTCCTGCTCATCCGCCACTGACCTGGTGTAGAGCACAGCGCGGTCGTCGGTATAGAAGAGGTCGGCAATTTCTCCCACAACTTCTTTGATTCCAGCATCATTTAGCCACACCTTGAGGTATTTCTTGGCCTCGTCCGCTGCCGTCTGATCCATCGGGTCAGCATCGCGCTTTGGAACGAACGTAAGGCCCGGTACATCGACTGCAAGAACCGAATTGACCTTATCCTGCCGTGCCGCATAAACATTACAAGGAAACAGTTTACCTGCATTATGGCTCTGTAGAATCTCTTGTCCGCTAGCCCGCGACCCATTCACGCCGCCATACAATCCCCATCCGTTACGCGAAGAATTAAGGAAGTGGTATCCTCGGCTGAATAGTTGCGCCTCTGCCGCCTGCATGACTTCGAAGATACGCGCTGCCGAGTCCGCCCTCGTTACCGTCTCATCCATGTCATCGATTGCAGACTTGTACTCACCTAATTCATCCGGCCCAAACATTGGCTCCGGTGATACGGGGAAGGATGCGTATTTTCCGGGAACCCAGTCTTGAGGAGGTTGGAGCGGGGTGAGCGTTGGGATGGGTTGCTGCGGAGTTGCGGTGTCGTCAGCCATCTACGCGCTCCTCGGTGAGAATCAGGCATCCGTTTTCGTAGAAATCGTACCTGACTGTTCCCTTATCGAAATCCGACTCCGATATAACCATAAATCCATTTGCTTCTCCATTATGCGTCGTTATCGCTATTCTACCAACCTCGTTTTCTTTCTCCCATTCCTTGCGTTCATCTTGAACCCCATAAAGGCGTTCGTACCCCTCGCGGTACTCATCCGTCACCGGCTTTTGGCGCTCGAAGTCCATTAGTGCCTCATCCCCGCGAATCCTTTGGCGCTAGCTTTCATTCGCCGAAGCCGTGGGCTATCGCCCGGTTTTGGTTCCTTGTCACCGGCTGGAATCTTGTCGCCGAGAGGAATCCCCAGCGCCTCATGCAAAGCTCCAGGATGCTCCTTGAAGCTGCCCTTGCTGCCCAGATCGACCGTCTTTGTTCTCATCTTCACAGCTGCCCTCTGCGGTGGATGCTGGCCCTTGCTTGCCGCGTTCCACTCCGCTACCCCATTATCTCCCAATGCGGCATGACCGGCTGGCGAATTGCCCCACCTGCGTTGCGCTGCTGAAACCCAGGGCATCAGTTCTCACCCCATTGCCGTATAAGAATCGCAAGCCATGCCGTAACGTATTGCTTATCGGTGCTGTATATCTTGCGGTTAGGATGCACCGTTTTGTACCACGGCAATCTCTCAATTTCGGGCATCAGTACCCCTCCGGCTCCCGGCCTTCCTGAATCTCTTGTTCCTCTTCGGGTAAATGCGTTTTCAGGTGCTCGACAAGTTCCTCAGCGGTCGTGGTGTGCTTCTGTGCGCCGGATGTGTGGTGAGTCGTATGACCGCCCTCGGCGTGATGCTCGGTATGAACTGGCCTATCGTTGGGGTCAATCTCTTGACCGTCTTGATCGGGCTGCGGTTCCGGTTGAGCAACTTGCGGCGACTTCGCCATCTGCCGCGCATCAGAGTGTTTCATGCTGTCGATGTTGGTATGTTTCGAGCCATCACGTGCTTGGAATGCCATTAGACTCCTCCCTTGATTTCGTTGAGTATTTCAGTGGCCGGACGAACCTTGTCAGATTCCTTGTCTTTTCTGCTTTCAGCTATTTCTTCCTTGACAGTTTCGTCGCTTAACTCTTGCTCATCCTCAATCTCGTCACAGTCCATTACTTTTTCTCCTCGAACTCTGCCAGCACTGCCTGCTGGCTGCTCTCGTAATCAGTGTACACCGGGCGCGGCGGAGCTTGGGCGGCCTTGGATTTCAGGGCTGATTTGAAGGCGTCAAGCTCTTTGGAGTAGTTGTCAAGCCGCTGCTGCATCGCTCCCAATTCTCCGACCATATGGGTATACGATACGCAATCCTCAATACCCAACCACTTGCGTAGCCTGCTGCGTAACCAGTTCACCATGTCTCACTCCCTCTCTATCTCTTCTCTACTTCCCGGCGAATCCCTACAGTGACGCACATAACCACGGCAACACCTAATGACTTCCATCCCCAAGAGTAAACCATTAAGCCGCAAAGCGAAAATTCAGCCGCCATGAATCCAAGTAGTAACCAATTCCGTCTGTTCATGTCTCCCACCAGTTCTGCGGTTGTGCTGCCCTCTGCCGCCGCTCTGTCTCTGCCAGCCTCTTGAAGTGCTGCTGCATCGGGTCTACCGTCGCCGCGATGTCCTCGGCTAGCAATTCATCCCGCGTCTTGCCGCGCGGCCTCAGCATGGATTTTAGCAGGTATCGTCCCGTGTCGCCACAATCCTGTTCAATTTTAGCAGCACTCAGGTCAGTTTTCAGCACATCGTCCAGGTTCTTTGGGTCACGCACGAGGGCTGGAATCGCGTTTAGGAACTCGACACACTCGCTGGAAATTAAGATCGCATCTTCGTACTGGAAGCGGTTGCCGTCTTTGTCTACTCCCCATCCGCGCCCTTTAGTTGCCTTAAAGAGAGCGCCCATCAGCGCATAACCGCCCTTGCGGTCATTGTCTGCTTTCTCTGCGGCTGGCATCCCGCTCAACCGCAACCGGCGTGATTGCTGAATCCCTATACAATTTGCATCGTCTGTGACCTCTTCTTGAGATAAGAAGTATGATTTCAATAGTTTGCGCTCACGCTCCGGCGTCACGTCGATAATATCCTGCGCCACTTCCGGGGCTTCCTTCTCGTTACAGACCATCTCGCGGTAGACCACGGTGATGTTGATAGCTTTATCGAGTTCCCATCCGAGATACTCAAGCGCCTCGGACGGCTTGAGCGCGACCCGGAAAGCCCATAGCGTCACACAGAAGTGTGCCTTGCCCCAGTCCTGCGCGAACCAATGAACCGACCACGGCTTTCTTAGTGTCTCGACAATATCCCGGTTGCAGCGCACAGCCTCCAAGTCAAAGCTATTGGCGAAGTAGGCACCCTCCAGCGAGTCCCAGTCACCTTCCCAATCAGCCTTGCGGATTACCTCATCGTCAGTTGCCAGTTGCCGCGTGTACGGCCCACGTTTGGCCGCGTATGCCTTGCGCTGCTCGTCCTTCCATGTGTAGTAATTCCGAACGCTATAGCCGTCATCCTTCAGAGCCGCCCGAACCCATTCAACGTTATCCCATGGATTGAACCTGATTGATGTGTAATCAGATGCATCCTCATCCTTGTTAACCTCATGTAAATAGAACCACTTACGAAGCTCTTGTATCGATGCGCCGCGCATATTGAATACGAGCACGATCTTTGCAGTGCGTCCACCGCGTGAACGGTTTGCCTTGCGAATCTCTCGAATCTCGCGGCCTGAGAACTGCTCCGCCTGATCAATCACGATCAGGTCGTAGTTGCCGGAACGGAACGCCTCAACAACGCTGTCGTAATTCTCTGCGTACTTGAAGTCGAGGCGATTGCTGCCAATTCGCAGCATGGCAGGCGGGCTGGTTTTGAGGTCCTTCGCTATCCAGGGAAAGTCGCGCCGGATCGGCTCAAGATGGAACGGGACCATCTGCTTTACCCAGGTCCGCATCACGAAACAAATGGTGTAATCCTGCCACTCATGCATGATCGTGATAACGCATCGATCAGCGCCGCTGGACTTTGCAGAGCCGCGTCCACCATAAATACCGATTACAGGAGCCTTGCCTGTCTTAATCTCGCGGAGCATTTCGGACTGCTTAGGCTGTAGCGAGATGCGAACATCCGGCATTATTCACCGTCCGAACCGATGTGCTCTACGACCAGCTTGACCGGCCCGCCATCCGGCGCGCTGATGCCCAGCTTGTCGTGCTGGCCGAGATACTGCTTGCCGAGCCACACCAGCATCGTAGGGTTACCAGCCATCGCCAGTTCAAACTGCTTCCTTCGAACGCTGGCGTTGCGATGTTCGCGCCCTATCTCCATTGATTTTTTAAACCTAGTCTCTAATGTTCTTTTGCAGCAACCCAGGACAGAGGCAATCTCTCCAGTGGTGAGGCCAATCTGGGCAAGCTTCACCAGCTTCTCCTCGTCAATGCGCGACATTTTGCTATTCGGCATTCAAGATCGCCTTCTTCCCCGTTGCCTGCTCCCAGCGCGTCACGATCACGTCGCAATACGCGGGCGACAGTTCCATCATATAGCATCTGCGGCCTGTCTTCTCGCAGGCGATGAGGGTGCTTCCGGAACCGCCGAATGGGTCAACCACGCTCTCCCCGCTCGATGTAATCGCATTGATGAACTTCTCTGGCAGCGCGACGGGGAATGTGGCCGGATGTTCCTTGCGTATAGCACCTAGCTCTGGATTCAAGAATATAACGCTTTCAAGTTCTTTGCGCTCACCCTGCTCTCCCCGACTCGTGCACTTCATAGAGCCATCAGGTTCACGAACCGTGCGCGTGGCGCCATTCTTGTAAGGCTTGGTGCGCCTATCCTCGCAACGATTGATGTCTTTGAACGCCTTGCCGAAGGTGAACATCCATTCGTGCGTACATGGGAAGAATGCAGACTGATTGCCAACGCTACCGGCTGATGGGCGGGCCCACACTCCCCAAGATAGGAATTTATACCCGCAGTCCTTCGCCTCGGCTATGTATTCATCCCAATATGGAACGACCTCATGCTCTTTACGTTTAAGTCCTAGATTTATAGTCACATACGAGCATAATTCCATAAATGAGCGTATAAACATTTTGAGATGTGCGACCGACATATCGGCATCAGCCTGTCCGTATGTTCTTATGTCAGCATAAGGCGGTGACGTGAAGAGATATTCCGCCTTCTGTCCGCCCATCAACCGCTCGACGTCCGTCACGCTGGTGCTATCCCCGCACAGCAGCCGATGCTCGCCTAGCACATACAGATCGCCCAACTTGCTGACCGGCTCAACCGGCACAGGCGGCACATCATCCTCGTCTGTGAGCAGTTCCTCTGTCTGCGGCCACATTGCTTGCAACTCATCCGCCGACCAGAACGGAGCCAAGTCCACGCCATCTAGCGCAAGCTCCTTCAGCGTGTCCGTATCCCAATCGAGCGATACCTGGCCGGAACGATTATCTGCAATAGCGAGCTGCCGAGTATGAGAATCAGCAAGGTCCAAGTCAGTGCGCTGAACAGCAACCAGCTTCGTTCCATCGCTTTGGACCACAATCACATCGTCTATGCCGATTGCGCCAGCGTTCTCAGCAGTCTTGTTGCCTGCGATGATCGCGCCATGCTTGTCAAGAAGGATTGAACGACCCGCGCCATATTCCCGTAAGCTGTTCTCTATCATCTGATTACCGCGTTCGCTGCCTTTGTTCGCATTGCGCGAATCAGGAATCAGATCAGCCAGCTTTTTATTGATCGCGCAGGGATTATTCTGTAAGTCTTTTGTAATCAGCAGATGTTCTGGTTTCTGTCTCATGAGCCGATTATAGCGCGTTCTGCTGATTTTGCGCTCTGTTCTTTCTTTACACGCGCCCTTTGACAAG